CTGAACGGGTTATTTGGGTCATCTCCTGACCTATTAGGATCAGGTACAGCGAGAACGTCCTCATCACTAAGTCCCAACTTAGTCATAACCGTAAGCATCTTCTCCCCGATTAGGTCTCGGGAGTAGCGATTAACCTCAAAGCGAAGTCCAGCGCTTTCCAACTCTCCAGGCTGCACAGGAGCACCTATTGCCTCAGAGAGCGCAGCAGAACGTGGTGTAGGGCCTACCACAGCCTCAGGTCCACCGGCCTGCATCCTGCTCTCCATGCTCTCCTTGATGATAGCATCGAGGTCGTCTTCGTCAAAGTTCGGATTGGCCATCTACTGTGCACCTCTCCTCTGCTCGATCATGCGCTTGTATGCATCACGCACAGCCTGTGCGCCTTCCTTCTTGCCTAGCTCCATCAGCTCCCGGCGCTGCGCAGCCGTTAGCCCTATACCCATCTGCCTACCGCGCTGTACATCCCTACCAGGTACAACCTTAGCGCCCCCTCGAGGCTCGTAGAGACCAGGAGCTATATCCTGAACATTAAACTCCGGTTCGCCTAGCGACTGTGCCTCGACATTGAAGTTATTTACGGTCTTGTTTATTAGCTCCCGTACAGCCGCTCCAGATGCAGTAGGGTCGCCACTGTATATAGGAGCCAAGGCCTCGATAGCTCTATCCATCTCCCTGGCACTAATATCCCTGCCCTCAGGATCAAGCGCGCGGGCGTAGGTAGCAGCCATAGACAACATACCTACCCGTAGCTTAGCATTCTTCCGAACAGTCTCTGCTATTGCAGGGTTATCGTATTTCTCAAGGAACTCTGCTAGATTGTCGAACCCCACAACCTTCAAGCCACGGGTAGCCTCAACCGCCGCGGCCTTGAATTTAGTAGAAGCCCGTGCCAACGGTCCGGTAGGCTCCTGACCAGTCTGGATATGATCCTCAACACGATCGAGGTCCTGAGCTAGTACCTTGAGAGAAGTGCGCTTAGTCTCCAGTGCTGTTAGCTTCTTGCCTCTCTCTCCTGCACGAACCTTCTCAACAATAGCCTGATCCCCTGTTACAACAGTAGTATTACCTTCCTTATCCGTTATAACAAGAGTACCTGTCTGTGCTCTAGGCTGCCTAGGCCGCTTCCTGGCCTGCCCCGTTAGGGGGATCATAGAACCAGTTCGCTGATCTTCAAGGAATACCTGCTTTCGCTCTATACCATCAGGCCCAGGGACGGTACGTTCTCGAATCTGCGTATCTGGACCAAACTGATTCTCAGTCTTCAGTATATACTCGAGGGATGCAGGGTTTAGGTCCTGGGTAGATATACCGTATCGCTCCTCAAATATCGGGCTGAGCTTATTGAGAATCGCTCGCTGTTTTATATCATGAATCTGATCAGCATAGTCCTTATACTCCGCAGTACCCGGCTGCAGGATTTCATTGAGTGATGCTATAGCATCATCAGAACTCTCCATAGGTCTGCCGGACTGGACAGGCTGATCCCCTGCAAGGTACTCGCCTACATTGCTAGGGGCGAGGGCACGAAAGGGAGCTGTAACACCACTGATCGCTGCATCAAGGGGGCCAGCTTCCCTATAATCCTGAGCCTCCTGTGCACTCTGCTGCTTGCGCGCTTCTAGAAACTGGCTGGGCTGCTGTAGAGCTGACTCCCGATACCGCTCTACGACCTCCGTAGCTCTCTCCTTTACAACCTGATCTCGTCGTTGCATAGCGAGATCAGAGAGCACTCCAAGTAGCCCCCCACCTCCGCCTCCGCCAGGACTAACTCGATAGGGTTCAATAATAAGCCTGCCGGTATAGGGATCTATCTGCGACGGCATTACTTCCCTCCCATGCGAGCGGCCCACTCGAAGAACGGCCTGATAGCACGCTTGAGTAGCGGGCTACGCCTAATGGCCCATGCGATAGCGGGACCGAAGGCTCTATAGAGAATACGAAACGCAGCTGCGAGAAGGCCAGTCCAGCCCTCCATGATCCAATCTCTAGCGTTCCACCACAGCACCGTGTACGCAGGGAAGTACTCAGCAGCAACCCAGCATCCAAGGATACCGCCAAGGATACCACCTGCCTGATCAGATGCACCCTGCGTACTCTCTGTACCGGTGGCTCTAGTAGGTGCTATTCCAACCTCGGTCGCTAGCCCAATACGCTTATCCCGCTCCTCTAGCTGGCGGAGGAACTCTTGCAGGCGGAAGCCCATCTGCGCTGTCTCCACCTCACGCGGCACAGCACCACCAGCCATAAGCTGCTGGAGATACCCAGCCTCCTGATTCTGCAACTGGCCTAGCGCGCCTGCTGCGGCTATTCTCTGATCTGCCTGCTCGAAGCCTACACGCGAGCGTTCTCGGACTAAACTATCCATCGTATCAGCGAATATATCAGACTCCTGCCCACGGGTCTGCGAGCCGAACAACGCCCCGCTACCAACAGCATCTCCCCTAATACCAGGGATAACCTTCTCCCGTAGTGCCTTGAGGGTAGGATCCTGGATAGTTCTATCGAAGTAGTCATTAACACTAGCATCGTCTCGTGTAAGAATATCGCTCAAAGCGCCTCGAGCCTGCCCAAACTGCTCACTACCAGTAGCGCCAGAAGCCTCTCCCATCGCGAGCCTTTCCATTCCCGCGAGGGATAGTGACTCTAGATTGCTAAGCCCTGGTACCTGCTCATTGAACGTAGGGAAACCTTTATAAAACTCCTCCGGGATACCCTCCAGAGAAGGTATTATATAGTCTTTCATAATCTGACTAAGTAGAGCCTCCTGCTCCTGCGATACTGTAGCCTTCGCCTTAACTTTGCTCTTAGACGCCCCCATTGTGGTGCTCCTGTTGTCCGGATTTCGGACACGTTAGGTCTTCGCAAATAACAGTTCCAATAATACAGGACTGGAACCGTGTAGACTTCCCTCCAAGCACTCGCATGAACGCCTCCGCGTCGTGTGCTGTAGTACCCTGGATCGCAATGTACTTACGTTTGAGTGCAATAGCTCGTATCATGTCATAGAGGAAACGTAGCGACGTATAGTCAAGAGAGGCAATCTGCTCTATGCAGAACATCTCTCCTTTATATGTCTCTACAACTGACATCCAGGCATATGCACTATATACCTTGTCCTTCCTAACAGCGAAGCAGTAGGTGCCTGGGAGAAGCATCTGCCTGGATAGCCAATCCTTGCACACATCTATATCTCCAAGTTCACCCACCGACTCCAAGTGTTGCTCTATGAGATGCTCTATGAGGGGGATATCCTCTCCACGCATTATCACAAAGTCCACATGCTCTCCTCTCGAATATGGGCGGTGATAGGACCTATCTCCACACCTGCGGCAGAGCCGAAGATCCTATACTTAATACCCTCAGAGATAAACTGCTTATGCCCCTTGTACGTACGCTTGATAGTTGTTATAGGTGTACTGAGCACAGGCTCGAAGGTAGCTGTTTCCTTCTTAAACCTAGATACCGTAGTCGCACTGCCCAATACCTCAAGTGCGGTCATATCATGCCTAATATACCGATCGAACCCTCGAAAGTTCTTTGTCTCCAAGAACCAAGGTATATCCAGTGTATCGTCCTTGGGCGAGCTTAAATCATACTCATATACCTGCAGAGGAGTCAGCCCGCAGAGTATAATATTCGGAGTCCCTGCACCTAGCCCTGTACCAGCTATCCTCCACGTCTGCTGAGCGATAGTGCCCACTAGGTCAACTATCCGCTTAGCCTCACCAGCTCCAAGCAACCGAGAGCCAGCCGCTGTCATCTCATGTCCAAACTTACGCTTGCGCCAGATCTTATTCTGAGTAAGACTAACTACAGCAGCCCTATTGCAGAATGTAGCACTAGAACTTGGATAGCAGAAATACAACTCATCCAACTGCTCTACATAGAAGAAGAATGAGCGATGAACCTTAGATCTATCTGAATCCCCTGCAATATCAAACGTGCCTACGAAGATTGGATCTGATATAGTTATCACACTCCCCGAGCCATCGTTGACCCAGATCCTCTCAGCAGAGGCAACTACATGATAGTCCGTAAAAGCGAATACAGCATTAGGGGCTACACAACCAACTCCCTGCGATCCTGAAGTCTCACCGAAGTTAACCGGCTTGAAGTCGAAGGTCCGAGTGGGTAGGCCCTGGAATCCTACACGAACAAATGACTCCCGGCGGTATATCCATAGGTAAGGTCCAAGCTGCCTAGCTGCCACGATTGGATCTCGACTATCCACGAGTGAGTTGTCACCTGAATCACCTCCAGTCCATGTAGTAGGATCGCCAGCGCTGCACCAGATCATCTTATACGGCCTGCGTACACCTGCCTCCGTTAGGTTAAGCAGAATAAGATAAGCATCTCGAAACATCGTGAGGGTCTTGCAGCGCAGATCTCCACCGCTAGGCAGGCCTGGAATAACCTCACAAGTTGAGCCATCGTAGCGGCGCGGCCTATCTATTCCATTAGTAAATACTGTCCATTCATGCGAAGGCACAGGAGAGAATACAACTTGATCATCATTCCCTCCTGTGAGATCAACTGCCTTAACGACGGGCTTAGCCGCAGCCGCCGCGCTGGGTAGAGCCACTGCCAGGCGTATTACTCCAGGAGCTCCAGGGGTAGGGATAGACGCTACGGTTGTCTGATGCTGGCCGCCTGTATCCAACTCGACCCCCACGAACTGAGCTGCTGCAAATCCAGCTGTGTCGGCTACATCTAGATCTATAACACCGCCGGCTTCGCCAAGGGTAAGTGTAGTATCCACTCCGTCGGATATGTAGTGCCATTCATCCCTCGCTGATATATAGCGGTAGACGGTAGCATCTGTTATTAGTATAAGTGTAGTAGCTCCCGCCGCTGTCTCATGGACAAAGGCCCCCTTAGGTATGCCACGGACAACTGCGCCTACTTTAACATAGCCAGTATCTGTTATTAGCTTCCCCTGGCGAATAGCGATGTTCTCTATCGCAGAACACTCACTATCCTCTATCTCATAGTCAGGCTTAGCTGTATTGAGCCCGCTAGAGATAGTTGGTATTGTATAGGACCTCCAGGAGGGGTCCAGCTCCATAGCACGTTCAGGCATATTACTTCCACGCCCTAAACATTAGTCGCCAGCTGCCATCTGTTAATGTAACTGCAGCACCAGCACCGGCTCCCTTATCTGCGACTATAAAGCTCCCGCTCCTTGAGACTGCGATATTAGTTGCGTTGAGCCACACTACTGCTGTATTAGTATTAAACCCCCCAGCGTACATGCCAGGAGAGCCAGGCAGCGGGATCTCATCTCCGATCGAGAAGTTATGCTCTGCCGTTGTACACTTAAGTCGAATCTCAACAGCCCTGGGAGTCGTGCCAAAGCCGTGAGCTATCGATATCTGACTTCCAGCAATCGCAGTCTCCGCAGACACATAGAAGTTAGCCCCTGATAGAGCCATTATGTTAGCGAAGGTAACACCGTTGATAAGATCTGCATCCAACGCGCTCCCAGCGCCATCATTCCCAGCGTGCCATATCTTCGTAGCAGCGCCAGCAGCTATCTTCAGCGTGAGGCCCGCCGCTGTAGCTACGTTGATGTTGAGCTCATGGCCTGGATCTCCAACTTCAACAATATCCGCAGCGGACATACCAATGAGGTCTTCCGCGGCAGCACCAGTATCCTTGCCCTGGAGCTTAACAGTATTATTCAAGAGGATGTTATCTGCGAGGCTAGTTAGACTACCAGCTACGTTAAGCTGCCCGGAGGTGGTAATGCGCTTAATAGTGCCTGAGCTATCCATCCAGAACAGCTCAGTTACTCCAGCGACATCCTTCGTATAAAGATAACCTATATTAGCAACAATAGAAGGATCAGCACCCTGCTCCTGGAGGCTTACCTTCTTATGCTGTCCAGCATTAGTTGTATCATCCCAATCGTGATCTACCTCAGCCCGTTCCCTTATATCCCGCTTTAGGCTGCGGATAATAGTCCCGAGTGTATTAGCTAAATCCGTATCAGCCGGGGAGGCCTCGTAGGCAGCATCCCAAGTTGAGCTATGCGGCACTAGGGCATCTCCTTAGTGAAGGGATCTGACCAGTAGTTCCCAGGGGAGCTGTTGCCAGCCTCGGATAGTCGTACAGGCACTCGACTAGCATCCGGGTTCAGCGAGTTATCCTTCTTCGCGCGATCTAGTAAATCATTATAGATCGCGAAATACTGCTTAGCATCCTCGCGCATTCCTAGGCTCTGGAATAGGTTATGTGTAGCTAGTACTATAACCAACTCATCCTTATTCTCAAGATCTAGATTTGAAGTCCCATCTATACCATATATAGCGCGAGGCCATATGCCATAGCGAATACGCAGGGGTACTGCTGCTCCGGGTACTCTATATAGCTGAACCTTCAACTTATCCCACATAACATAGTGCGTAATCTCAGCCAAGGAGCCAGCTACAGAGTATCCAGATGTAGGATCAGGGAACATAAGATCCCACTGCCTGGGCATAAGTTGGATAAGCTTATGATCTGTCGATTCGCCCTCTATTATGCACATAGAGTAAATAAGCCGCACGTCATGGCTAGCGGCGGTTAATATAAGTGCATGCGGATTGAACACTGCATCTGTAGCTGGAACACCTGTGAATGCTGTAGTTACAGCTACCTCACGCTGCAGATCCACCCAATCATCCTCGCGAGCTATACGGGTCATCGCAAGGTCGATATGCCTTCGGATCCTCGTATACCCAGGGTCATCTGTAGATCCGCGACTGCCGAGATTCCTGTCAATCTCATCTATAACCTCAGCAATCGTTAGATGTCCACCGTACTGTACAGGCGTAATAGGCATTCAGACTCCAAGGGAGGGGGCCCAGCCGAAGCCAGGCCCCCTTCTTGTTATTAGAACTGCGAGGTTATAATGATCTTCTTACTCGCAGCGTGCTGTACAACGGCAACTATCTGATTAGTAGCCGCTGCACCAACCGCCCAGGTCTTGTCCACCGTAGCATGGATCATGATGCCCTGGCCTACCGTACCCACGACAGCCGGATTACTAGTGCAAGGTCCACCAGTCTGAATCCAGATGAAGTAGGCAGTAGCCAGCACACCAGCCACCGCACCGACGCAGACTCCAGCAAACACAGCAACAGCACCAGCGTCAGTGAAGTCAGACACAACCTGAACCGTACTATCCTCAGATGCAGTATCCGCAACAGCATACGCTACAGGATCGCCAGCTACAACAGCAACAGTAGCCGTTGTATTCTGGAGCTTCACATAGCGATACTGCTTACTGCCCTCCTGGCGGATATCGCCAAGGGGGCACTTGGCAACAGTAGCGACTTCCGTAAGTCCCTGTGCCCACGACTGAGTAATACCAGGCATTATGGTCTCCTTTCTCTAGACCGTATTGATCGTGTGCATCACGCCATGCACTCGGCGCCGGCTAGTCATCAGGTTACCCGCCGTGATGATCTGCGCGACACGATCATTGATCTGCGCCGGGATCGGCTTCCACTCAGTCATATCGAAGAACACCATCGGGTCGTACTTGAACTTCACAAACCTACTGTTGATGAAGTACATACGACCAGCTGTGACTCCGATATCAGCACTGGCGATGGCCGGCGACCAGACTATCGGAACCCCACGGAACTCGACATTCTGGAATCCAGCATCACCAAGGGTCTTGTTCGTGACCTGCCTCTGCTCCAGCGTCTCCTGCCAGTACAGCTCAAACGGATGCTTGCCAGACAGGATAATATCCGGAGCATCCTGCCTCTGATTATTGGAGCAAGCATTGAGCAGCTTATTCATCTCGTTCACACCACTAGTGCCAAACGAGACACCGGCCATAGTTTTCGTCTGGTTCCTCCACCAAGTATCATTACCCGCCGTCGGGAGGATACCGTGTAGAGTAGCAGCCGCCGCCGTAGGATCGTCCGCGATGATATCCTGAAGCCCCAGGAACTTCTTCGGAGACGCAACACGATTCAGTCCAGCGAGCGTCGTTTCGAGATCATCGACCAGCGAGTCTCTAGAGTTGCTCAGCTTAGCATTCATCAGACTGAGAATCTGATTCTTGCCCCTGTTCTGCTGATCGTCGATCCCAAAGCGGGTGACATTGGTCGCCTGGTACTTCCAGTCGTCCTTCGCAATCGTCAAGAACTCCTTATCAGCCAGCGCAAGCGACTCGCCCTTGCCCACGTAGACCACATCGGCCTTCGCGTAGCGCAGAGGCTCACTGAGCCACTTACCGCCTTCCACAGACTCCAGGCCATCGTTAGCCCGAAGCCAGAACCAGAAAGGAGTAGCGTCGAAGACCTGATCTGCGACCTCTCCCTTCATGTTCTGCCACGTAGTCGTGTACAGATTGTCAAGACTCTCAGTAAGAGACGTAGGCACTTATTGCCCCCCTACTCTGCAGAGATGGCCGCGAGATGCTCGGACATTCCGAGGTCCTCCCACGCCTGATTGGCTGCGTCCTTCGCAGTCATGTTCTTCGCCTTGGTAGCCTTACCGCTTGTCGGAAGCAGGCCACCGAAGCTTTCCCTTCTATCCTGCATCACCTTCTCTCTTTCCTTCCGCTTTGCTTCGATGGCAGCCTCATCGACCTGCTTCGCCTTGTCCGGTGCGGAGTGCCGGGCGAGGGTAAAAGCCTCCTCTATATTCAACTCGGGATGCTTACCGAGGATCCCCTTCACTTCATCTGCGAAGGTCCAGAACTCAGGATGGTCCTTCTCAAACTCCTTAATCTCCTGCTTGATGCTCTTGGCCTCTAGTCTACTGTCGCGCTCAACTACCTGATCCACGGCAGGCTTAACCAGCTTCTTCTCAACCTGAGATACAAGGAAGTTAGCGAACTCCGTTCGGCTCATGGTCTCCAGATCCGGAGCCTCCTCGTCTTCGGTCCCCTTAGCAGGAGCAGCAGCTCTAACCTTACTAATCTCTCCAATCTGACCCTTGATCTGATTCAGCTCACCTGCCAACGTCTTATTCTGCGTGAGCACGTACTGCAAGGCCTGCCGCGTCTGGGCAGGAGTTAGATCATCTACCGTAGCCTTCTTCTCACCAGCAGCCTTCTCCTCAGCTGCCTTAGCCTCAGCAGCCTTAATCTCTTCATCTGTCGGCATGTGCACTCTCCTTATTCGCCTGGGCCTTGGCCTTTATAGCGGCGATTCTCTCTGCCTTTGCCAGCAACTCACCCTTCGCGGCAGCCAGTGCTCTGTATATCCTGGGTAGAGCTGCCTCGAATCTACCAGGCGGGACAGCCATATTCCCTTCGACTGTAACGCTAGACATTCCGCCTGAGTCGAATACTATCACGACCTTTCCTTGCTTCTCCACTTAACTCCTCCTTCGTAGCCTCAGGGCTTGTTCTCCAAGGGCCATTCTCTAAGTATGGCGCGCTAGCTTCGCGGGCGTCAAGCTCTTTGCGAAGCTGCTGCGGTGAGCTGATGTAGATAGGATCGAAGTCAATATCTCGCCAGTACCCAGGCTTGAATAGCGATATACCACCGTGTCCGGGCTTGATGATCTGCTTCGCTCGGCTATTACAATGAGGGCATCTAGTGAGACAACGCTCCTCGATCGTTCGCATCTCTTCGAACTCAAACTTACACCTCTCGCAGAGGAAATCGTAGAGGGGCACTAGGCTCCCCCAGATGTAGCTGGAATCTGCGCCTGAGCAGCGCCCTGCTGCAGTTGTCCCATACCCTGCTGCATCATGCCAGCTAGCTGCATCGGATTCAACACTCCACGGAGGCCGCCAGCACCCGGCGGTGGCATCATTCTCATCAGGTCGTCCATCTCCACGCCTTCTATCTCCGTTAGTAAATACTGAGTAAGCTTAACCGGATCTATAAGGGGATTCATCTTGAGCTGTTCATACACCACAAAGGCCTTCTGCTCACGCTCCGGGCGGGTACGTGCACTTGCGGAGTCAGGATCTACTGTGATATTATAGCGCCCGTGGCGGAGCATCGCAGGGTTTACCTGTACCCATACTGGCACACCCCCAGGACCCACTATATCTACTATAATATCCTCATTCCAGTGATCGAAGATAATCTCATTCATCTCTACAACCACATCCCTCACAACATCAGCGAGTATATCACGCCGCTCATCTACCCTAATCTCACTACCCTGCTGCACATACTCAGCCTCCGTCGCGGAGGTATCACCACGGCGAGACTGAAACTCCCCCATCTGATTGCGCGAGAAGCCCATTGAGTCTCTAATATCCTGCATCACCAGGGTCTTTGCCTGTATCAAATCCTGGGGGATCTGGAGCACCTGCGATGCCTCTATGCCAGCTAGATCCTCAACCTGCACTCCAGCGCCTACATCCTCACTCATCATCTTCGCGAGCTCTGTTTCGGATATAGCTCCCTTCTGATATAGGAGCTTGATCAGGGACAAGCGGCGGTGCTTCATAATCTGCGTATTAATCTCGTTCAGCTCGAGTTGCTGTGGCTCGAGTATCTGCGCATCCGGCAGGCCCCAGAACGAATCAGGATCCATGTTGAACACCAGCTCGAAGAACGGGAATCTTCTATCCTGGAGTACATCGAACTCCTGATCGAGGAGGCAAGTGTTTGATCCAACCTGCGAGGGGGAGAAGACGAAGACCCTGCGGAACTTCCTATCTCGTACTTCATACATAATAGCAGTATCAAGTCGATGCTCAATCCTGCTGCCGCCTTCAAGCGTCTCCGGCTCAACCCTCACCGAGCGAAGCTCCTGCGTATTCTTCAACCTCGGATCGCGGATAGCATCGTCCACAGGCCGCGTAATCCTATGCGCTATCCACCTCGCATCTTCGATGCAGGTTGATTGATCAGGCAGTACAACATGCCCTGGATCTGTACGCATGAACCAAGGCATGTTAGACTGGATAAAGGGATGATACTCGAATAGCTCTCCACGCTTTCCAACAGGACCCTCTGTTACACCACCTACGGAGGGGGTAGTAGCATACTGCCCACCGAAGCCCAACTTGCCAAAGCCAGTACCTTTCATCCAAGCGTCATGGATCATACGCTTGCCGACTTTCTTCATATTAATCTGCCGCAGCAGCTTATTATCTATACGATTGAGCAGCTGCGCGAAGGCCATATTCAAGTAGCCAGGGATAGCGGGCCTGACCGACACAGCCGGATCTCGGAAGTATACCCTGGGAACAGTAGCCCGAAGCATCGTGAAGAACACGTTTACAGGCATAGTGCCAGAGCGCCATTGCCCCCTTGAATACTTCCGCCAGATCTTCCACTTCTGCTGGAAGGCTTGATCCTCTCGAAAGCGTTCTCCGGCACGGATTTGGTCTAGCCACCAGCCTAGGTGCGGCTTTCCCTTAATATATCCATCAGGCATTACGCCTCCAGATCTGCCACCAGCGGCGAGGATGGATAACCTCGCCTGTTAGCAAGCTGGCTAGGAATGAGAGAGCGGTGGGGGGTACCAGCCTGGCTACGCCTTCTTTCTCGTTAGAGTAGAAGAGCACTGGTGCCCTCCCACCGCCCTGCTTGTACTGATAGTAGATACGAGGATCATCTACTATTAGCAAATCTGCATCATTCTTGTGGGCTTGCCAGGAGCTCACATGAACGACTTCATACTTATCAATCACTACACCCTCAGAAGCCTGGGGGTTGTAGAATGATACATTACACCCAATCTGGGCGAAATGCACCGCTATATCGTACAGCGCGCCAGAGTCTGTAGCGATTAGTATATGCACGATCCCTCTCGTGTCCGGAATCCGGACATTTTAAGCATCACGGTATCCAACAGCTACGTAGCCAACTGCATCTGCTGTCACGTCGAGCTTCAATGCTTCTCCTGCTGCCCTGCCAACCAGCACAGGCAGACCACCGCAGTTCAACTCTATACCAATACCCGCCACGGGAGCGAAACGCGCTATATCCGTTGCTCCCGACTGGAACTTTATAGTATTAGCACCTACTCCAGTATTCTGCACGATAGCTAGGAACACTAAGAACACCTTATTCACCGGTGGAGTGTACAGAGTAGGATTGCCTGCACCAACTTGATTAATAGCGATAGTCTGTACAACAACAGCACTATCTATATCCCCAATACCTCGAACCTCAGCTACATCCTGCCGAGTGCTAAACCCGCTAGGCACTACATAGTCTCCCACTGAGGCTTCACGGGATACTCATCATTCCGGCCGCGGAGCTCATTGAGGATTGTATCTAGCATAAACGGATCAACAGGGGGCACCTCTATAAACTTCTGCGGAGAGGCCAGGATAGCAGCCTTATTCAAACCTACGCCAGCGCACGCAGCTCCAATAACCAGATCATCCTCGCAGCCATCCTGCGCCTCTAACTTCCCACTCTCATGCTCGATGAACGTGCTAAGCTGGGTGCGGAGCAGCGGGCTGTGTATTGTCCACTCCTTCGCGAACAACCCGCGCAGGCGGCCAATCATCAGGGGCTTGCTACGCACCGTAGTCTTATATCCAATCTTCGAGAGTCGCTGGTCTTCCTGACCTCGCTTCTGAGCAGGCTCCTTGTAGATCATCGAAGTATCGTAGATATCGCGCAGGGTAGCTACGGTCAAGATGCCATGGTTATTATTCTCAACCACCGTATAGGCAGTGTTAAACCGCTTGCCAACAGCTGCAATCTTATGCCCAAACGTATCAGGGTCAATCTTATTATTAGTATACTCTGCAACCTGCTCTGCAGTCTCAATGCAGAATACTTCGATTGTAGAACTATCGCGCCCGACACCGCCTGATACATCAGCTCCAACTACATAGTGATAAGACTGTACTGGATGCCCTTGTAGGATCCAATACCCCAGCTCCTCCCTCATCCACTTGTCGGTTGGCACATAGAGGACGTGGCTGAACAGAGACTGCCCCGACATTTGGAAGCACTCATCAAGAGTCATAGGATACTCTTGCTTGAACGCTTGCACGTCGTAGTTCATCTCATCCAGCTTCATACGCCTCCACGCTATCCGACCAGGGCTGAGGCCAGCAGCGAGGAGCTGGGGCTCATCATTCTCATCATTGAGAGTCTTGATTATATGCTGCTCCTCTCGAGGGGTAAGCTCGAGGGTGTATTCAGGGAAAGTATGCCAAGGTAGGAAGTGTACAGCCCATACAGACTTGCCTTCATATGACCTCATGCAGCGCTGGTAGTAGTCATTGAAGCCATTTCCTGTAGACTCTATAATAATCTCTCCACTCATTGGGACGGCCTGAAGGAGGCCTTTCATAAGCATAGGAGCATCGGGCCAGTAGGCATACTCAGAACAGTGGAGATGCGTGATAGTATCCCCCCGACCAAACTGCCGGCTGCCCGCGGTGCCTAGATAGAACATCGAGTTCATCTTCGGGAACGTGATCTCATTCTTGCTCATATTCTGCACTACAGGAGCAGGCCCCCTTATATTGTCAATATAATAGCGCACGCGAGCAAGTAGACGCTGCGTACTCTCCATGTCATGCGAGATGACTACAGCGCGAGTATTCCTATACATAAGGCAAGCTGCAAGGAATCTAGCCAGAACATACGAAGATACCCCCTCCTGTCGAGCCTTCGGCACTAGATCCCGCCCGGTGAGATTCTCATCTACCTGCCGCTGCGGGTCCAGCAACTTGAAATCTACGTCTACGCCCTCCTTGGTAGGAATGCGGAACATAGCTTCGATTATTTGAGCTTCAGGTGTCATGAAGGAGTTGATCCAAAGAACGACTTACCAGCCGGCCCGCTCTTCCTATTACCCACTGCATACGAACCAAGCTGTCCAGTGAAGTACGCCACGATAGCCTCGATTATGCCCTTATTATCCCCGACGTAGTCCTGCCCTCTACGCCCTATGAACTCATGCCCCATGCGACCTGCACCTACTTGATCGTTGGTAGGCTCTCCAGGCGTCTCACCAAGCTTAGCCACACCACCACCACGGCTGCCACCACTCAGAATAGAAGATACCATATCGTCCATGCTGGGGCTCACGGCAGCTTTTACTGTATTCTGCGCAGTCTGCCCCCTCGTGGGCTCGCCAAATACACTCTGCAAGGCCTGCCCTCGGATAGACCCGCCAATAGACCCACCGCGGGTGTAATCCTGTGCCATCTTATCGAAGAAGCTGCCAGAGCCAGCACCTACTCCACCGCCGTAGGTATTGTACGCAGCGCCTAGCAACTGTCTACCGAGGGCCATAGGGCCTCCTATATAAGCAACGCATTCACGTCAGCGGCGCCGGCGGATCCTGTGAGGACTGCCCTAACCTTCCAGCCGCGCAGAAGCACCATTATAACATCAGCTACGTTCAACGATGCCTGTGATGTTCCATCAACCTGACGTGCTACGAAGTAGTTCACACCACCATCAGGACTTATCCACAACGTCACCGTTCCACCACCAAGCGTACCCCAAACGTAGAATGCATAGGTGCAGTCGCCAGAACCTCGAAACATACGACCGAGGTCAAGGCTAGAACCAACTGTATCAATATCAACATCGGTTAGAAGCTTCATCTACCAGAACCTCCACCAAGGACGATCGCGCCAAGCTTCGCACTCAGCATCAACGTCCCTAACCCACTCCACTGTAGCATGGAGCCGGCCGGTGTCTTCGCCCATATCGAGGACTCGCAGCATTTCTTCTACTCGTATCTGCGAATCCCGAAAGCAGCCTGACTTGAAGTCAGGTCTACCTAGGACGACCTGTGTTGCACAGCCGCTACTTACGACCGCGCTTAATCCAATCGCGATTACTCTGAGCCCGTTCTGCACTTGCCTTCTTCTTTCGTTCCTGGTCTGTCTCCAGGGATTGCTTAGCTGCCTCACCACCAGCGTGCTCTGATCCTTCTCGATAGCGGCTATTCCATATCCAACGTAGCATTGTCATCAGCGCAGCTATAACAGCTATACCGAGTACTATTTTTACTACTATATCAGATCCGGGCATTACTCACCTTTAGTATTAGGATCTTGTCGGTCACGGCAGGAGTCCCCACACGCTAAGCCACCAATGCCAGGCTTCCTCGACCAGCATCCTGTCCTGGGCCATGACCCAGAGCAGCGTGAAGATCGCTGCCATCACGATCCATAGAGAGCGCCATGTGCCCTCTCCATTGCTCACGCCAGCCCCCAAACGACGGCCCACGAGATGGCGCTGCCAACCGCCCATGCCCCCGCCTCCAACCACTGGTGAAGGCTGAGCCTGAGGTCATGCTGCACTACCTCGCGCAACCAGCCCCCCAAGCTAACTGTTACGAGGCAAAGCCAACCGGGTACCCCAACGAGTACGCCGGCAGTGGTGATGGCTGCACCTCCCAGAGCGTGCAGCGGAACCCCGCTCCACTTCGGCATGTCAGCTTTTCGACTCGGGACTCCCAGCCGTGAGTCCCAGAGAGGAAGCCATCGCTCCGGAGACGTGGAGCGTCGCCGTGTCCTGCACCAGCACGATGCCGGCGCCGAGATCCGCATCGGCCTCGATCAGGTAGGTCGTGTCGCCCGGGTTGTCGCCTGAGCGCAGGACCACCTCCAGGTCCGAGGCCCCTGCGGCCACGGTGCCATCGCCGGAGAGCACCGTCGCCCGGATGGGACCGTCGAGCGTCGCCGGACGCCCCGTGCTCGTGGTAGGCTGCGCAGTCACGCGGATCTGCTCTTCATTCGTGATCGTTAGATCGAGCATCGTCTACTCCTTCGGCTCTGGTGAGCCAGCTTCTAGGTTCAGGTTCGTTGCCAGCGCTGCGTCTTCCGAGAGACGCAGGATCTTGGAAAGGACGAGCAGCTTTGCTGAAGCGGGGAGATCGTTCCAGCGTGAGGAGAACGCATCGAAGAACAGGAGCTCGTCCGGGTCGCCCTGCTCTGCGAAGGCAGCAAGAATGTCGGCCTCGTGGACTACCACGGAGGCCGTGATCTCCAGGGGCTCCACCGTGCGCTTGGATGTTAGATTCATCTCAACCTCCCGTCATGAACTTTGCAATAGCGGCACCCAGACCCACCGCCAGCGCAGCTGTCGCAATGAACAGCCGGTCTCGCTGCTTCACCTGCTCTTGTAGAGACTCTATCTTCATGGCAATCTCTTTGCGGGCCATCTCGATAGCCGCGTCACGGGCTTCCTTGGATGCCTGAATCGCCAAGATAACGCCCTTAATCCGCTC